ACCCTGGACTCCTTGAATACCCTGTGGCCCGGTTACACCGGTAACACCTTGAATACCCTGGACTCCTTGAATACCCTGTGGCCCGGTTCTACCGGTTACTCCTTGAATACCCTGTGGCCCGGTTCTACCGGTTACTCCTTGAATACCCTGTGGCCCGGTTACACCGGTAACACCTTGAATACCCTGGACTCCTTGAATACCCTGTGGCCCGGTTACACCGGTAACACCTTGAATACCCTGGACTCCTTGAATACCCTGTGGCCCGGTTCTACCGGTTACACCTTGAATACCCTGGACTCCTTGAATACCCTGTGGTCCGGTTCTACCGGTTACACCGGTAACACCTTGAATACCCTGGACTCCTTGAATACCCTGTGGTCCGGTAATACCAGTAATACCCTGTACACCAGTTACTCCTTGCATCCCGGTTCTACCAGTTACTCCTTGTGGGCCTGTGGGCCCTGTTGTTCCTTGTATTCCGGTTCTACCGGTAACACCCTGTGGTCCGGTATATCCGGTAAACCCACGTTCTCCTACCGGGCCAATATCACCCTGTGGTCCTTGTACACCAGTAGTTCCGGTACTTCCTTGCGGTCCTTGCGAGCCTGTATAACCCTGTGGTCCTTGTAGTCCTGTAACACCTGTATTACCTTGTGACCCTTGTGGTCCAGTCTTTCCAGTAGCTCCTGGAATACCTTGAGAGCCAGTAGCACCATATTGTCCTGTCACTCCTTGTACACCTTGTACACCAGTACTACCTTGTATCCCTGTTTGTCCCTGTATCCCTGTTTGTCCTTGTACACCTTGTACACCAGTACTACCTTGTATCCCTGTTTGTCCCTGTATCCCTGTTTGTCCTTGTAAACCGGTTTGTCCTTGTATCCCAGTACTACCCTTAGGTCCTGTTTGTCCTGTAATACCGGTAACACCTTGAACACCAGTTACTCCTTGAGTACCAGTTAAACCAAGATGCTCATCAATTATTCTTAATCCCTGTGTTAAATGAAAAGGCCAGTCAATATCACCTGAATTTATTTCCGGTATACTATAATTTGGAGTAAAATCAACTGTTATTTGATACTCTAATCCTGAATCAGTGCTCCCAACATAATTCGTGGAAAGTGTTATTTGTGTGTCTGAATCCACAGAATTAATGGTATAAATAGCATCAATATCACGTACCTTAAAAGTATTACCTGCTTGTGTATTAGCAAGCCAATAGGTACCTGAACCTATAACTATTGCCGAACCGTTGGTAACCGCTACTGTTCCTGTCTTATACTGTCCCATTTTACCAACCCCTTAAAGCAATTACTCTAGAAACCCCTGCTACAGCTGTCCAAGTCAAAGATGTTTTGGTTACAACAAAATCCTTAGAATAAATTAAACTACCATTTTCAATAAGCATAACAATTTGAGGAATACATCCAAGATCATGATTTACAGTAAAAGACCCTGCTGTGGTAGCAATATCGCCACTATCATACCTGCCTTGAAGAGCATAATTAATAATTTCAGTAACACCGGTCGTTTCCATTTGAAGTTCACATACCCAAACATAATCAGAACCTCTTATAGCAGTAACATTTAACCTATAATATAAATATGCTGTTGTATTTGAAAAAGTAAAAGTTCTTGGTGTGTTTGAAGTCCATGTTATACCTGATTGAGAATCTAAAGTAGTCCAGTCAGTATCATTATTAGAACCTTGAAATTGAAAATCTTTTGGTGCACGGTCATTAGCATACGTATATGGCGGAGTTATGGTATAACTCACAACAATTTTTGCTAAAGCAAATTGATACTTTAACCAACCAGTTGTTACAAAAGATGCTGTTATCCAACCACTGTCTCCTGTAACAATCTTATCAAAGGCTTTCCATGCTGCATAAGTAGATGAAATTTCAGTACTCGCAGAAGCAATACCAGAAGGGGTGCTGTTAGATGTCATAGTAGGAATCAATCCCTTATGCAATGCTATTGCTTCTCCAAGAATAAGTAATTGTTTTTCTGTCCAACCATCTACAATGTTACCATATTTCATTTTCATTTTGTTGGTATCAAACCAATAAAAATCAGGTGCTGATAATTCAGCAATCTCTGGAGTAAAATCACTGCCATATGGAGAGTAATCAAAAATTGCTCTAAACTCATCTATGTAACCATAAAAATAGTTACCAATAGTAAATCCCAAATATAATTTATTTATATTACCAAGTTCTGTGTCACTTCTAAAAGAGTAATCAATAACACCATCTACTCTAAAATTGTAATGGGAACCTGTATATTCTACTTGAAATTTATACCAAGTATTAGCACTATAAGAAGTTTTAGCTCCATAAGTATTCAAAAGAGAACCATTTTGTAAACTATAAAGTATAGCTCCAGCTGTGGTGCTATAAAGAATCTCTAATACTGGGGTGCTACTTATGTCTTCAAACCTTAACATACCACTATTTACACCTATACTGCTTAACCTAAACCAAAACTCAACACTCCATGCTTTACCTAAAACCTTTATTGCCGAGGTATAAATATAGCTTGAACTATCAAGGTATAAAGCAGCAGTCCCAAACTTCTTTTGAGTGGTACTTATTATAGCAGAACCAAACCGTGTCCAAGTATGTTCGAATACATCAGTAAAGATATACGTTCCATGTGTACCATTAAAATGAAGCAAGCTCGCCAAAGCATAGTTAAACTTAAATGAATATAAATTACTTTTATAAGACCCTCCATAGGTTAAAGCCTTTGTAGTTGGGTTTCTCTCTACATAAAGAAAATTAATTAAGTTCTCCGTTATTCCAGTGGTAATTAACTGGTTAGCTTCTATTGGTGCTGTATAATCAAGAGCACCACGTTTATCATGACCATAGGCAAAAGAAGGAACAACAGGGTCAGTAGTATCTGCTTCTAATAATACCTGTAACCCGGTACTTCCCTGTAAAAAATTAGGCCCAGAGGTATCAACTCTTGAAGACAAAACTGTTTGCCTAACATTTGATATTATAATATCTTGAACAACCGTAAGTGTATCACCATCCCAATTAATATAGTTTTCAGAATCACCAATATTTAATTTGGCAACACCTTCATCCATACCAAGCCAAAAACCTTGACCAGTAGAACCGTACCCGGTTTTTCCTTGGAACATATAGCCGCCGGTTGTAAATTGCAGTTTGTGAGTTAAAAACTCAGCTACAAGTCCTGTTGGACCTTGTGGTCCTGTAACACCAAACGGTCCTGTTGGACCTTGTGGTCCAGTTACTCCACGAGCTCCTGTTATACCTTGTGGACCTGTCTGTCCACGATACCCTGTTGGTCCTGTTATACCCTGTGGTCCTTGTAAACCTGTAGCACCAGTTTTTCCAGTAATACCTTGAACACCTTGTGGACCTGTGATTCCTGTAGGACCTTGTGGTCCTGTAACACCCCTTAAACCGGTGACACCGGTAATACCTTGAACACCCTGTGGTCCGGTAGGTCCTGTCGTACCTGTTCGTCCAACAATACCTGTAGCTCCTTGCTGCCCCTGAACACCTTGTGGCCCTGTAATACCTTGTAAACCTTGAAAACCAGTTATTCCAGTAACACCTTGAGCTCCTTGTAACCCAGTAGAACCTTGTATTCCCTGAACACCCTGTGACCCGGTAATTCCTTGTATTCCGGTTCTACCGGTTAATCCTTGAACACCTTGAGCACCAGTAATGCCTCTAGGACCTGTGGTTCCCTGAACACCGATTGGTCCTGTTCTACCTGTTTGACCTTGAACACCCTGTGGACCTGTGATTCCTGTTATTCCCTGAACACCCTGTACACCAGTAATACCCTGAACACCTTGTGGCCCTGTAATACCTTGTAAGCCTTGAATACCTTGAGCACCTGTTATACCTACTGGTCCTTGATAGCCAGTAACACCTGTTAATCCTTGTACACCTGTATTACCCTGAGAACCTTGCACTCCTTGCATTCCTGTTATTCCAGTAATACCTTGAACACCAGTAGCACCTTGTGACCCCTGAGCACCTTGTGGCCCTGTTATTCCTGTAAGTCCCTGAACACCTGTCGGACCCTGTGGACCGGCTTCACCTGCTTCTCCAGTAGCTCCTTGTGCACCAGTAGTACCACGTGGACCGGTTAACCCTTGTGGCCCTTGTACACCAGTTGGACCTGTACATCCTTGTGCCCCTACCTGACCAGTTGTTCCCTGTAAACCTTGAACACCTTGTGGTCCTGTAATACCTTGAGCACCAGCCTCTCCTGTTTGACCTTGAATGCCTTGAATGCCTTGCATTCCAGTCACACCCATTGGACCTTGTACGCCTTGTGGTCCTTGTGAACCAGTTTGACCTACAACACCTGTTGCTCCTTGTGGCCCAGCCTCTCCTGTTTTACCCTGTGGTCCGGTAGCACCAGCAGGACCAATCGCACCATCGGGTCCAATAGGACCAGTAGGACCAGATATTTCATCTTTTAATCTCTTCTTTAAAAAAGAACCATCTGTTTGTTTTTTTAAAGTAGGCATTTAAAATCTCCACGGGCTTGGGTCAGTGCATATCAAAAACTTATAAACAATTGGACCGTTACCATCACCATCATTTTTTAAACTAATACGTACACAATAATCAACACCCGGATTGTCAATTAAATTATTACCTTCCAAAAGATTAATAGCACTTTCCGTATCAAGAACAGTTTCCCAATTAATTCCATCATTAAAACTTACTTCTAATTTAACATAACCATACCCACCACCTTCGGTTGAATCCATAAAGTTACAAAATGGAACCATAGTAGTTGGTAAGGCTTCCTTCAATGAATATACACCTGATACTGGTGTGCCCGAAATGGTAAGTGTGTCCGCCGTATTGCTAATAACTAAAAATTCAGTCAAAGCAGAATCAACAAGAGTCAGCCCTTTACATTCATCTGTAAACCAACTCTTATTTGAATCAGTTAAATAATTTAATCCTACACCAGTTGATGTACCACTTTCAATAGTAGTAATGTTATTATAAACTTTTGAAAGAAAACCAAATGTACGATTAGGAGTGGCATCTCCTTGAATTAAACTATTCTTATTAATAAGAGCCAAATATGTTGAAGTATCTGGGCTGAGCCGTTTGGTTTCATCAGCAAACCCATCAAAAATAGCAAACTGTGCCCAAGATATTGATTGAAAACTCATCTTCATAAATTCAAGTTCTATATCAGAAGATTCAAGCCATATAGGCATAACAAAGGTAAACTGTTCTGAATAGTTCAAAGTTGTTCTATCAAATGTATCATATGCTGCTACCTTTACATACCATGTACCAGCTCTTATTGGATTAAAAACAATTCTTGTGTCTGGACCCGAATTAACTTTGTTAGCTTCTGATGGAATAAAACCATCAGTTTGAGATACATAAGTAAAATACCCATCAATATCAGAAATAGTTACTGGAGGAATAGTTATAATGAAACAGCCTACTCCTTCTTCTATTGTTACGCCGGTAACCGCAGCAGGAGCAGTGTTTTCTACCAAAAGACATGCAGCAATTGCTGAGACTCTAAAATACCTATCTCTTGCACGTACCTCTATCTTAAAAGACCTTGTGGGAACACCGTTACCATCTTCATAGTTTCTTTCATAGGAATAAATGTATTCTGGTAATACTGTATAGTCAGTTCTTCTGGTTGTACCATCTGTATTTTTTATAATGACTTGATAATCTTTAAACCATAATGGTGGTAAAGTGTATCCAGCACCTGTTTGTTCTTCCCCGGCACCTTCTACAACATCAATAGCTTGTATATCTGACCAAACAAACTTACAATCCTTACCGGTAAAGATTGTGTCATTACCTTGACCAAATATTTGTAACCCAGTAACTCTTTCCTGTAAAGCTGTATTATAAAAATCTGCTAAAGATTCGGTCGTAATAGAAACAATATTATCACTACTTGGTAATTGTGATAACTTCACCCCATTCATATTAGATACTCCTACAGCCCTAATAAAATAGGTTGTATCTGCAGAAACATTTTCTAACAAATAAAAGTTTTTTAATGTTTTACCAATAAAGGTCCATTGACCTTCTTGTTCTTTTTTATAATAAATTTCCACAGAATCAAAATAAGGATTGGTAGAAATAGTATACGTTAAATAAATAGATCGTTTCACCACTCCAGACTCATCTACAAAAGCTCTATTTGCTGCTGTCATACCTGAAACTAATACATATTTAGACTCCGCAGAAAAAGATGAATCATCAGGTAAATATGGAGTAGATGCACCAGTATAAATTGTTTCATCATATTGTTGTAATATTAAATGTACTTTCTGGTCCTCATTCAAGGTAAATCCTATAACCCTATAAGATTTAGTGTCTACTTCAATATCGTACAAATAAAAGATATCATATTTATTAGGGACAGAATCAAATGTGCCGCTAATAGTTAATATAGTATGTGCTCCAGCAGCAGTGATAATAGTCTTTGTGACTAAGGTATCATCATTTAAACGAACTACAATACCATACGAATGCCCGGCAACAAGTGTCACCTCTTTATCAAGTGTAACAGTGTTTGAAGTAGCCGAAACTATCGTACCACCGTCCCCCCATAACGGAACATCATGTTGTACTAAAACAACATCTCCTATTTGACATACAACCGCTTCAACATCGACATCAATTTCAATCGTCCTTTTTAGTTTTTCATTACATAACAACTGATGATTTAATATCCGCCATACCTCACTTGGTTTAACCAACCCAAATAAATCTAAGGATACTTTGTTATTTAATGTTGTTATATTAGGATTTACCAAAGAGAACGTATCACGTTCATAATCTTTTTCAATGTTAGTGAAATTTGCTTCTAATTCTGCTGCACGGTCTTGCATTGGCAAATATGTTATCTTAAAAGAATCTTGAACAATATTACCGACTGTGAACATTTGTGTTGGTGTTGTAACAGTATCAATAACTACCGATATTGTATTACCATCCCAAATTAATGAAGCCATTGCTGAAGATGCTACTTTTAAAGCTGCTTCCCACATGGTCATTGTTGTATCAAAAACCCCGTTAAACTCAAATCTCTTTTCGGTTCCCCCTTTACCATCATCAACAAGTGTATCACAAAATTGTGCCCAAGCATAAAAGGTTGCTGTATTAATTGTGGTTGGGTTATACCCGTCATATCTCCATACCCCAGAAAGGTCATCTTTTAAAACAGGTTGTGTAAGAATATCCATACACACCCATGCTGGGTTATTATTATACCCTATTTGCCAATTTGCTCCATCGTAATAACGTATAATCCTTCCTTCTACTATAGCAGACGCTTTAAAAGAACCTGACAATTGACCTGAGGCTAAGGCCTTAAATGCCATTAGAGAAGAACGTGGATATGTAAAATCATCTTCATAAATTTCTCTAACGTTGGTAAACCTCATTTCTTGACCATATCTAATACCTGTATATTGTGGTGTCAGTCGTTCCACTTTAATATCATAAGCACCTTCAAGTTCTTCCATAGCAATCATAACTACTATTCTACGAAGACCCATATAGTCAACATCACCATGATTTGATCCTATTTTAATGGCTATATATCTATAACCAAAATTATTGGTAATATCTATAAACTTTGGATCCGGTGTGCTACTCTCTGCATGTACATCAAATGTATTTTGAGAACAGGTAAGAGTAGTCCAATTAGTATCATGATTATATTCAGTATCTGCAAAAGCGCCTGCATCATTTGACCCCATTAAAACAAAAGCATTGGCACCTCTATCAACGTTTCCACCTGAGTCGTGATAGTTTTCATAGTATAACCTTTTTATTATTTTAGCTGAACCTAAATCTATATGGAAACGTTGATTTGATGCAGCATTAGCCATCCAACAATTAGCCAATGCAGCATCAACCAAGGATTTTGTTAAATCACATGCAAAATGTGCTTCATAAGAAGTACTATACTTAGATGTTGCTTTAACATAATCTGTGGTAAAGTCTAAGGGATAAACATAAGCATAAGCAATATCTTGGCTTGTAATATTATAACGAAAAGATTTAATAATAGCCTCAGACTGTGCACCTGTTATATCTATATAAGAAGATCTTGTTTGAGTTGTATAATTATCTTCTCTTGAAATCCATCTCCAAAGCCCCCACATAGCACCATAAGAAGGGACAAAATGACAGTCATAAATTCCACTTTGGTGTGCTCCTGGTTCTGTTGTCCCTACCATAAGCTCTGACCATACCGCCTCAGATTGTGAGAAACCAGTAACAGGATCAAAAACAATAACACATTCTTCCCAATTACCAAAAGACCAGTAATTTGTTGTAGCAACAGCTTGTACGGTTTCTACTTGATTCGCTATTGGCATCCATGGGTCAGAAGAACCATTCTTCCTTATATAAATTGCTATTCGAATGGTTATAGGATCTAACCCCCCATTGTTATTCATATAATACAAACCATTAGGAAAGGTAATTTCAACTTCAAGAGCATTAAAAGTATTCCCTACGGTTGTATATATGTAAGGGTTATTATATTCAATTAAATAATTTAAAGGATACTGAGAAATTGTATCATTAAAATTTGGTATAATTTCTTGATTAATATATCCTAATCGAATGTGGCTTTCTACCCCATCATAGCCATCAGCATTTTGATCATTGATCTTTAAATTATAAATCTTTGAAACAGGACCAAGGCCTAAGCAAATAAGAACATTTAATATTTGGTTAGAAGTACCTGATTGTGTCTCGGTGTGTGTGGCTATAACATTACCGTATACCTTGTGTATACCATAAACAAAAGCCACAGGAGCTCCTTGTGCTTGTAATGTTTGTGGAGAGAAAGAATATGTTTGTGAAGTATCAAAAGAGCTACTAATTTCAATTTCCGGTCTTGCAGTAGGCATTAAAGATGAAATTAATATACCACCAATCATCATTATTCCCGTAGTAATTAATGCACCACCAAAAAGGGAACCACCTAATCCCGCCATTCCTAAAAAGGAACCAGTAAGTGGTGTTGCATACCATTGGCCCATCCCAATAGCAATAACTGCAACAGCAATCGTAGCTAAAGTAGAAAGAATGTCATCACCTTCTATTTTAGGAACAACCGTTACAAAATCACCTGGTTTTAATTGAATAGAATCTATGGTAGTTTCTTTAACAACAAGACCATTTATTGTAAAAACTAAAGTGATTTTTGTATCAGGCGTTTCGTTAATGGCTTTAATATAAGGATGATTAAAGAATTGGTCCTCAAAAGCCTTTTTTAGTTGACTAAGGGTCTGTCCCTGAAAAGGCAACCGTTCAATATTTCTATTGTTCGGGTTAAAAGGGTCTGTTCTTTTTACAAAGGTTAATGCTCCCATTTATAATAACCTCTAATACGACCTTGCCAATGAACTGAAGTAAGTCTATCTATTACAACAGCATTTCTTCTTGATATATGAATAAATTTAACACAATCATCAAGAACAACTCCAATATGAGAAATAAATGGAGGTACAATACAAAAGGTGACAATACAATAAGGTTCTGGCTTTTCAATTTTTTTGAAGTTATTATGTTCTTTTTTAATCATAAAATTAATTGCTTCTGCTGTCTCTGGTGAAGCATGAGTAGAAAAGCTATAATCAAAATCTGGCAAGGCTTTTCCAATCCTTTTATAAACTTCTTGGCAAAGGCCATAGCAATCATAACCATCAGGTCCTTTACCATTGTCTTTAAAAGGCTTACCAATCAAATCGCTAAACAATCCGTAACCCTCCTTGTCCTGTACCAACATAAGCACCAAATCGCCTACTATTACCAAGGTCCTGGCAATTCTTAAGTGTCTTTATACAATTAATATCACATATCCATGTTACATTATAATCTAATGTATAAAATCCGCCTGTTTCTACCCAAGCTGGTTCAGAAACACCTGACATTTGATCAGTTTGAATATCACACACTCTGAATGTCATAGCTTCATTACCAGTTTTATAACAACGTTCACCTATTGAATAAACATGGGATGCTTGCCATGCATAAGCTGTAACCCTTGTATAATTACATTCTATACTATCTGTGGAAGTGGCAAAGTTAAATTTCCAATTACAGTGATTTGCCCTATATAAATGAAAAGGAAATCGTTTTAACAAGGGATTAGCAGAACCTAACATTACAGTCACTTCCATAGAATTTGCCTCGGTTGACAAAATTTCAAAATTCCTTGTAAAAGCTGGCTCTTCAGCCAAGTAATTTGAATTAATAAGACGCAATATGGCTGTAGAACCGACAGCACCTTCCAAGTCTTCCAAATATGGCTCTAAAATACGAAGGACATTTGGAAACTTTAAAACCAAATTATCAATAGTACCAGAACGTTCATCCCTAAGAACATCAAGTTGAAAAGGCATTCTGGTATAAAGGTTACCTTCATAAGTAAGATCATCAAGGCTTTTTACAAATCGTATAGGCGATACTTCTCCTGCAAATAAAATATCTAAAATCCACAACCATGCAGATGTAGTTGTAACTTTATTCTTTTCAATGACAAGACTTGCAGGAATAGTCCTCACTTACATCTCCTGTAAAACAAATTCACATGATGCACGGTATTGATCGCCGTAATAATCATAACTCATTTCAAACGGGGCTTGATAAACAACATCATAGTCAACTGAAGTTTTTGGATGTGTCCAAGTAAAGTTATCAGCTCCACCATTTGTTGTTATAACTAAATGTTCTACCAAAGCAGCGGAATCGGTTTCACCTAAATTTTTATAACTAATAGCAAAAGTCTTACGAGGCCTGGGATACCGGTTCCGTGAATGTATAGGACCTGCTTCCGGAGAAGTGCGTAGTACGGTATCAACAATTCCCTCTTTTATTGGAAATTCAGGTTTAGCAGTTAAAGTTGGAAAAGCCCCCATTACTTCCTCCCTACTTGTTGTCTAAACTGAGGATCGGTTCTCATCAAATCTAAGAAAATAGTTTTGACCTGTTTCTTTGTATCAAAAGTCATCCCAGTTTGCTTTGCTATTGTCTGTACCCCGGTTTTATTATTAATAACAATGTTAACATTCCCAATTGGTCCTTTACCTTGGTTAATTTGATCAAGGAATGCAACTCCTTTTCTACTAACAATATACTCTCCTGTTAGGACCTTAGCATCAACTTCTCCGCCTCCATGAAACTTTGGAACAATAAGCCCACCTTTATGTCCAACCGGGCCTGGAACATAATTAGCCATAGCTGGCGTTCCAAACAACCCATTAATATCAGGAGCGCCTCCCATATTAAATAAACTCTTTACCCCCGTTGTTATCCCATATGAAACAAATTGAGCCATTACATTAGATAAAGCCTTTGCAACCGAACGTAAAAAAGCATCGAGATAATCCTCAAAGGATTTTAACTCATCTACCATTGTATCAAAAAAGAAATCTTGGAAAGCAGTTGACATAGCACTGGCAACATCCTTCATCATGGTTTCCCAATGTTTTCCCATGTTACCAAAATCTTCAGCTAAGTCAGTTAAAGCCTTTCTAAAGACTCCTTTAAATCCTTCGGATGACCAAATTAGCTTAATATCATCACGACCCTTCCTGGTAATATCAACAAGATTTGATATATACTTTTCATAATCCTTTGTAATAGCCTTATTACGTTTATCTAACTCTTTTTCGTTTTCGCTTTGAAAAGCTGCATTCTGTTCCCCACGATGTTTGTTAGTATCATACCACTTTTGATATTCAGCTTGATGAAGTTCAATAGCATTTCTATAAGCAGCCGCAGCAAAGTGTTCTTCTTCAGAATAGTATTGTTCTGCACTAACCAAGCCATGAGTATATAACCAATCTACTGCCTTCTTACGCTCTTCTGCCTCCCAATTGGCTTTGTCTACCCTTTGTTGTGCTACAATAAATTCTCTTTCTGCTGCAACTTTTGCATCAAGAATACCACCTTTCTTTTTAGCTTCTTTTGACCTTATATCTAAAATAGCCCTTTCTTTATTTGCCTTTTTCTGCTCACTCAGTATCCATTCTTGATCATTTTTAAGTTTTTCTTGTAAGGCTTCTGCCTCTTCACCTCTTTTACTGAGTTGAGCTTTGCCTATGGCTTTTTGATATTTATCATAAAGATCCCCACCTTTTTGTAATCTCATACTAAAGGCTGATATAAGGTTACTTCTATCCTCCCATAACTTGGTATCTATAGATAAAATCTGTGCAGCATATTCACTTTCACCTAAAATACCAAGACGATGCAAACTTTCCAATTCTTTTATTTGAACAGATTCTTCAAATCCTATATTTTTCAGTTGTGTTTCAAGAGCTTTTTTTGCTTCTGTTATATATTTAGAATAGGCTCCGGTTCCGGATTTATCTGTTTCAGGAACATTCCCTTTTAACTTCTCCTTCAATCTGTTTTTATGTAACGCCCCTTCCAGCTCAACGGTAGCATCTTTTAAAGCCTGTACATCTTTTTTTAATTCTTGTACCGTATCATAACCAAACTGACGTAAAAACCAAGGCTTGTTTTTATTCTCTGGTTTATTAAGATCTTCCTCCATTGCTCTCAACTTTGCTAATTGACTTTCATATCTTGCTTGGAGTTCTTCACCAGCGGCCGAGACTGCACCAGGTTCACCTTTAGAGATTGCACCCAATGCTCTTCTTATTATAGCCTCTGAAGAACTACGACCTGCAGCTTCTTCTTTTTTACTTTGTAATGTATCAATTCCAAGTTTAATTCCTTGTAAAGCTAAAATTCCAGCAAAAATCATCCAATTGGCTTTTATTAAAGCAAAGAGACCTTTAAAAGCTCCGGTTATTACACCTATAGCAGAAGCACCTTTTTCCAAACCCATCCATACTCCAGCTAAAGATAATAGCTTTCCTATGAGTCCTGTTAAAAGTCCTGCTACAACAATATCAGCTAATGCTCTCAATGCCACAGCAAAGGCTTTAACAGCTGTTTCACCAGCAGAAAGGCTTTTAGCAAAACCATACATTGATTGTGTAAGAACAGTTATTGGAGCAGTTATTGCTATGAATGTATCTTGAAGGGACTTCATCACAGAATAAGCTGTTATACCAACTGCTCCAAGATCAGTTAAAGACTTACCAAAAGTAATAACTTTGTCATCTACAGCTATTAATGCTCCAAGTAATACATCATTGAAAATAACTGCTGTTTCTTTAATAATGCCAGAACTCATTCCAATAGCAGAGGCAAACTCTCTCCACCTGTTTTTCATTATTTGAATCTGGCCCTCAAATCTTTGGGCCATTACTTCATTAGCCTTATCTATAGCTCCTTGAGCACCTTTAATATCCTCTAAAAGATCCTTAAATTTATTAAGCTGGTCCATCATACCTGTTAAGGACTTTGATCTTTCAGCTGGGAATATTTCAGATAAAAAGGAAAGCGCTTTATAACTTTTACCACTACCTGTACCTAAAACCTTGCCTAATTGCTCAAGTATAGAAGGAACCTCTCTACCACTGGCCAAGGTGAATTTGCGCATAAGCATATCTGCCATGCTTAACTCGGTATTAAGTTCTACCCCTGCCTCGGTTAACTTTTTAAAGGTTCTAGGTTTTGCTAATTGATCCATCATGCCACGTAAGGACCGCGCAGCATTACCAGCTCTACTTCCCATATCTGTAATGGTAACAGCCATAGCAAACATTTCTTCAGTTGTAAAGCCAGCTATTCTTGACATTTCACCTAAGTGCTGGATAACTACTGTAAATTGTTCAGGACGAATAATACCCCTGGCCTGTGCTCTTAAAAGCTGTTCCATAATAGTATTAAACTTCCCTGCTTCAGTAACAGCTCCAGTCATGCCTTCTTTGAAAGCATTCCAAGCACCTGATATAGCAACACCAAAGGACTGAAAGTCAATATCTGGGAAAGCGGCTTTTAACTTTGCAACTGCTGGCACCAAAGACTTTATAACATTTAAAGGAACACCTGCTCCTATAAAACCTTCCAAAGCCTCATTTATTTTTTCAAAGGATAAAGGTATGTCAATAGTAGCCCTTCTTGCTTCTACTATAATAGCATCAATACTTTTCCTAGAATTTTCTGAGACTGTACCAGTGGTTGATTCCCACCGTAGTAACTGACCCTTCCAGTTATCTATTGCCATTCCAAATTCTAAAGCAGTTTTTTGAAAAGTTATAGGAGCATCAACTAAAGCAAACAATATAGCACGTGAGCCATACCATACAGCTTGCCATTCAATCATCTGTTTTATTTGGGTAATAATACCTTTAATACCAGAAGCCATTCCACGGAAGCCCCTTCCAGCACCAACCATTGCGGCTTCTGTTTTTTGTATTTCAGCACTAAGCAGAGGAAGTACCCCAGACCGAACAGCTTTACTTTCAGTTGCAAAGGCACCAATGCCCTTACTACAATCAATATAAGCCTGCTTCATATTTTTAAGATGAGCAGTTAATAAATTATAGTTCTCTACCGTGGTTTTTACATCAACAAGTCCTGCTTTGGAAAAAGCAAGAGCCTCCGATGGCTTTGCCCAAGCTACCACTTCTTCTTTTCCAGTTGTTCCTTTTTTACTACTCTTTGGAGTTGGTGTAACACCAATTCCTGCAATAGCAGAGCCTAACTTTTCTACTGTTGTGGTTACGGCCTTTCCTTCAGCATTTAAATCAAGAAGCTTTTTGATTAACTTTTCAATTGATTGTAGAGCTTTAGGATCAGCTATCTTCTCACCTCTCATAAATTGAGCAAAGGTGTTCTGTATCTCTTTTCCTATAACTTTAGAATCATTTCTTAACTCAACCAAAGATTTTTTTAATGAATCAAAAACCTTGGTTTGCTTCGAGGTCATACCTTCTTGCCCAAGTTTTTTTAACTCTGCATTAATCTTACGAATATTAGAGTTTAGTACCTTACGAGCTTCTTCTAAATCCCTTTGTAAGGAATCAGCGTCAGCCCCCATGGTAATAGTAATATCACGTTCACTGGGCATATTGTTCCTCTCCTATCAGTTTAAACGTTCTAGGACAAGTAGTACAATTAGTTGCCATCCCTGCTGCTTTACAGGTTTCACAGAATTTAGATTCAATGGCCTTATCATCTTTAATACCTAAAAAGGCAATAACCCCTTCCCTGAATAAAAGTTGTCTTTCTTGATACTCAAGATAAGGTCCACACTCTTCCAACGTAAACCCCCACAATATAGGTCCCCGATTGAGTATGTTTCCTTCTGCTAAAATTACACAGATGCGTTCGACCCAATCCCCATTAGACTCTTCCGCACTTCGTTCATTTTCATTGTGAATGTGCTTAAAAGAGAAGTAACCGGGGTGCAGACGAAAAAATCGGCAATAACCTCCATTGTCTGTTCAGCTGTTATTTCAAAATAAAGGTCTTTTGCCAATTGATCAATATCCTTATCTTTTGGAGATTTTCCTTCCTCGGTTAGTATGATAGCCAACCCCAAAGGAAGTTTATCCCCTAGGATCTCTATTAGCATCATAGGATCTAAGGACTCTGTATCGGGAACAACGAGATCTTTCATTACATAATCAATTAACTGTTTTAATTGACCTAAGACAAGCGGGCGTTGGATAAAAACACGCCCGCCTATTTCATACTTAAATTCCTTTTTGTCTGCCATTTCACCCTCCTGTACTTCATGTTAGAATGTGCCTTGAGCACACTGTAATACCATTCGTAAAGCCGACGCTTCCGAAGCATTATTGTAATAAGCAGTGAACGGAAGTTCAACCACCAACCCGGTAGGACCACTAATTGCAGGAGCCTGAGGTTGGAACATACATTCGTCTACATAAAAACGCATTTGCTCATTCCCTTCTGTACCAGGAGTACCACCTGCATTTTTAACAAACTGTAGAACCAGGCTTACTTCAGTATTATTTACAGCAGCTTCATAAAGAGTGTTATCAATAAACAAAGCTGTTACCTTACCTGTTGTTTCAGACCTTCCTTCTGGTAATGAATATCTCTGCCCTGTTCCATCCATAACAAAGGTATTTGCATCCAGGTTATTATTTAATTCAAGGTCAACAGCAGTAACAACTCCTAAGGTAACAGAATCTTTAAGTATTGATCCTTGGAATCCATTAAAAGGTGTAAAACCAAAATCTGTTGCAGTAGCGTCAAACGTAGTCGTTGCCAAGGTTTCTGATGCTCCAAGCAATGCGACAGAACATTCAATAAACCCTTCTGTTTTGGCCGAAAGCCTGAAGGAGTTCACTTTTACACCATTGTACTGATAATAGGTCGGCGTAGTAATATCCAAGAACTGCTTCTCAACCATCATACCAGCAGGAAGATCACTCACGGTAAACGTCCAAGTATAAGCCGAAGCGCCACCTGTAACAGTAAATCCACCGAAGATATGTTTAAACAATCTCCCGTATTGAGGAGAAAGTTCAAAGGTAATGTCACCACCAACATCCACATTACCAAGAACTGGCATTTTTGCACTTCGAGATGCTGCTATGGAATTTGACTGTAACAAATTCCTGGACATTCTCAAACTTTCATTCACGAAAGTAAGTAAAGCAGCATCTGCTACGGCCGGTGGTGTTTTAAATGTCGTTTCAGTATCGTAAATTATCTTTGCCTTAGTCCCTCTCTGCTGACTCATTTATAACCTCCTTGAAAAAGTTTTTGCTCTTTTTCTTTCCTTTCTCTTGTTCTTGTTCAACAATAGGTTCAACATAAGCCTTAACACGACCTTTACGAATAAGAGCCTGACCTATTTCCTCTGGAACATCCCGAGGCTCATTTTTTACAAATATAATACCAGCCAACCCCATTCGATCCGGTCCGTCATCATAAAATACTTTCATTACATCACCCCGTTTGTGTGTCTATAAAGAACGGTATATGGAACTATCATCGAACTCCAGAAGTGTTCTGGTTCCAATACCCAAAAATCCACTCCTACCCTTGTGCAATATTCACAATTACCATCTAAAGAATTATTATCAAACATCGCCTTATGTATAAGTGCCAAAATATCCTCGGTTTGATCTTCTTCACCCTTTGTCCAAACTTCTATATTAACCCGCCATTCCCATGTTTCATACCCAATAACAGAACGGTTATCTAAAAGTTTTGTTTCCGATCCTCCATGGATAAATACACATGGAAATAAAGCCTTCTCAAGATCTAAAGGAGTTGGTCGTTTCACAAGAACGGTTTGGAATTCACCAATATCTTGGATTACTCCTTGTATAGAAGTTAAAATTGCCTTTCTTTTCGTATTTTGCTCTTCTATCATGATGCTTTATTAATCCTTTTAATTCTTTCGTTCATCTTCTCCCGTATCCTTTCAACAGTATTTGCTTCTATTAAATAAAGGATACGTTGAATTGCTGGATGCATCAGTATCCCTTCCAAAGAAATCTTTGGTTTTGCTATAATTCGTGGAACCAGTAAATAATAAGGGTCTATGCCTGCTTTACCTTTTCTCACCCCTAGAACAGGATATTTCCTTTTAGATCCCTTACCAGCAGGAAAGTAAAGCATTCCAAGAGAAGCAAGAGGAGAGTCAACTTCAGATAACTGATCAGCTGAAGCCAATCCAGCAGTCATTCTCGATTTTTTTGGACCAAACATAAATCTTGGTTTTAATCTTCCACTAAAACCACCTGGAGTACCTGCCGGCCACCTTGTTTTCGACATAAAAGGTATTGCAAGCATCTTTGCAGTTTTCGGTGTAATGGTAATTGATCTTGAGGAACGTTCTGCTTCACTTTCTGCAATCCAAAGATGTGTGTAAGGAAGACCTTCTCCGATAACAATCGTGGCTTCATGTCCTGCATAATGACTTTTGCTACCACCTTTTTTGGTCGTTACAGATTTGGTTGTACCATGTGCCCATTGACTAACTTTTGTCCGTGAAACAAGTTCACCAGTCAACGTTCCTAAGCCTTCATTGATCCCTCTGGATTCTTTTGGAGTGCGCCTAGGACGACCTGATAAAAAGAGCCGGATAATTGCATCCTTTACCTTTTCCATACCAGTATTTAATTGATATTGAATAACCCCCCTGGTAACAGGTAAAAGTCCCCAAATGTTTTGTGCCTCATTTTGAACATTTAAAACACCAGCAAGACGAACGCTCTTGCTATTAAGGTTAACTTCTGCTTTACCGGTTATCACATTGGACTCCGTCTATATGATTTAAGAATAGCTTTAACCTCAGGAAGTAAATTAGGTACCGTTATAGACGTTGTAATACTTCCGTCCGGAGTGGTAATTGATGTAGTACCTAAGCTATCCCTTTTCCTATACTGAAAAATACTCTGCAAGGTACAAGCATGAATTAAATCAACAGGAGCACCTGTAACAACTGTAATGGTTGTACCTACTGCACCGGTTTCTAAGGTTGTTGTATAACCACCAACCCATCCTACAGTCATTTGTAAAGGGTTATATCTATACAAAGACTGAGTAAAATGAATAACACCATTACTTTCGTTAATATAAAAATCAGTACCTTCTGTCATGGTGATACCAGCATTATCTACTGTAACCGAATATACAGCACTGTTAATAGGAAAAGCGGGAAGACTTAAAATAGCCTTCCCGGTTTCCACATTAAACTTTGTTGATCGATATTGTTCAACTAAAAAACGATTAAGAGCATGTTCGATCCTTCCACTTACCACCTCAATTATCATTTCTGCAAGTTTAGGATCAGCCTCTGCCTGAAGAAAAGTCTTAAAAGTATCGTAGTTGATTAAATGCATCTTACTCAATCACTCTTGTCCGAGCCTTTACCATGGCACGGTTCTTGGATTTTGTAATCTGCTTTTCCTCTACTTCTTCTTTAGATTCTTCATTTACTTCTTCTGGTTCCTTCTCCTGTTCCATCGGAGGTGTTGCCACGACCGGTGTTGCAAGTCTGATACACTTCCAAGACTGTGTAACATACACCTCCTCCGGAATATCTAACTCTGTTCCTGGAGGAACCATCTTTGGGCCTACACAAAGGGTATAACCCTCTTTGACTTTAACTAACATGTTACCCTCCTTGTTCCGGTATTATGCTACCGGCTTACTTCTTGACTGCCCAAGTTGAACAACACCGGACACCGGAACCGTAGCTGCATCATTGCCTGCAATAGAATGAACTGCATACATTCTTATGTACCGGTTCAATTCTGTAAGATCGACATCAATCTCAACCAACTGGTTCCCGCCAAGGATACATGTTGCAGCCGAAACCGTAGTAATAGCCCCAGTGACATAAGCAGCATCGGACAAGGTTGAGCTTGCTCCATGCTGAACATAAACACTGATTTGAAGTGAGCTAACCGCAGCCGAGACCGAGCCTATTGCAAAGGATGCAACAGCACTTAAAAAGCCGAGTCGGTCAATAGCATTGCCAGAAAGTGACGAGTTGTAAACAGCTGCGACAGGGTTGATTGCAAGCACATTTTTTATTTCATCACCGATTGCTTTCATAAAACATACCTCCTTAGATTTAACTGGGGCTGAAATTAATCAGCCCCAAAGTTGACTAATCAACAACAATTACGTTGAAGCAATTCTGGCCGAGTTAACAAGGCAGAAGCTCTCCGGATGCCTGATTGCAACATCCACTTCCTGAACGATCCTGACCATTGTCTGTACTTTCTTGAATGCATCACCAGCAACGTCAGATGCCATAATTTCCAAAGCACCCCACTGACCAACAATACATTCACTCCAGTTGCCAAAATAGATTTCAGAACAGTTTGTGGCTGTACCATATGCCAAGTTTACAGGCACCTGTGTGGTTGTTACAAACGGATACCCAAGCCAATCCTGGATCTTTGCGTTGTTTACCGGCTGTAGCATGTAGGAGCCACCGGTATCGCCACTGTACTGTGCTACCTTTGTTTTTACAAGAACCCTTCTTATTGCCGGGTGGAAACAATAACCGAGGTTACCATCAAGGGCGTTGTCCTCATCGAGTGCATATTCAATATCAAAGAAATCATCCCAGGTCGGAACCTTGCCATTTTCTGCGAGCTCAAGTGTATTTATGCTCGGAGTATTTGCAATTCCCAAAGGTTCTCCTGCAACACCGGAACCCCTAAGAATTGCAGCATCAACTGAACGTGCCAAACATGCCGCAAGATCATTTCTAATGATCCCTTCTGCGGACGGTGCCGACATTCTTAACAACCTGTTTGAAAGAACAACCAAGGCGCCAACCTGTTTGGGTGACATGGTGATTTGACCAAAAGCCAAGTTAGATGCGGTAATTTCATTGTTCTCATTCACCCAATAACCAGTAGCTCCGGAAGTCTGCTTCGGTATATCAATTGGCGCCGAAGTAAGACCGGTCATCATCTGAACACCGAGTTTTGTAGTAACAATTTTAGATCTTAAAAGATCAACCAATTCCGGAATATATTCCTCCGGAACTATGAACTGGCCGGTGCCAGATGATGCAGCCATGGTACGTTTCCTGGTTTGGTCAAAAACTTCCTTCTCAAACATTGCATC